GAGCCGATAGCGCCACCAAGGGCAAACCCGAAGAGTCCGCCAGCGCCGATTGACTGCAACTCCTCTGCAAGCTCATCACCGCGACCAAGAGCGTGCTCGCTCAGAGCAAAGCCAACGCCACCCAGCGCCGCCTCAGTAGCTACGCCTGCTCCCTGCGCAATACCCGCAACCGCACGGTCGGGAATTCGTGGTAATCCCTTTAGCTGCTGCGCGGCGCGTTTCGTGACTGCCTGACCAAGAACGCTAGCCCCAATTGAAGGAGCGGGCACTATACCCGCCAAAACAGCGGCTGGTTTGCCAGCAAGAGGTATTTTGCTGATTGCCTTTAAGCCTTTGGCTATCGCGGTGCCTGGTATGAGCAGACTGCCGTATTCACCAATAGCTGAAGCCCCAGCGTTGTATTCCTCGATTTTGCGGAGTTCCTCGGCAGACATGCCCGCAGCGCGAGCCACCCAGTCAGACAATCCGAAGCTCACGCCTCGAGCAGCGCCAAGAGCCAAAGCAGTGCCGGCACGTCCTCCGAATTCTTCTTGGTCGTACCGCTCTGTGCGCTCAGCCTTGGACTCGTAACGCCCACCCGCATCAAGCACGCGCCAGATGTCTTCAGCTTCTACGGTGCCATAGCTTCCGTCTGAGGTTTGAACGTGAAAGACCTTGTTTGGCCCTGTCCCAAAGTCACCAGACTTCAGCGCTGCATCTACCTGGTCATCAGGTACCTCAACGAAGTCGTTAGCCTTTACGCTCCATAGCTGCATCAGAAGCCTCGGCGTCGCTTGTCTTCTAAGGTTACAATGCCCGCTTCTTCTTTGAAGCTCTTAAACAAGGCGGACGCTGGAGGTTTATTCAGTTTTCCAAAGACGCCGTCTTCTGCGGCTTGATGCAGTGCGCCCGGCTGAAGGGGTTTAGTTCCGTTTTCCGTAGAGGCAATAGCCCAGCGCTGGAGTGCTCGGTAGGCTTTCTCACGAATCGGGTGATCTACCGCAAGGGGCGGCAGTATTCTCATAAATGTCCTTGCATCCTGGTTTGACGGGTTACCACCCTGGAATGCTTTCATCAGGGTTTGACCTATGATGATGTTACCGTCAAAGACTTCAATGGCCTCTGGCGGAAGCGTTAAGTAAGCGGGGGTATCAGCGCCTGCGGCAAAAAAGGCCGCCCCTAAAGCTCGCCGAGCGGTTGCTGTGACACCGCCTTTTTTATCAACGTTGTGCAATTTGAGGCTATTTTCAATCTGCTTGTTAAGTAATCCAACGGCTCGCTGTATCAGCGTCTGCGACCGCTCTTGCCTGCTAGCCTGACCACCGCCGCCGCTCTTTCGCTCAAGATTGAGCTCGAGACTTAATGATCGATACTTGTTGTCCTTGGCTGTCTTGATTAGGTCTAGCCTGTTCTCAGTCGCAGCGTTGTCGATCTGCTGCAAAAGGCGTTGAATGCCCTGCTGTGCTTTCTGGCCAGCTATCGTATTTGAGACCTGTTGAATCCGCATCTGTGCGTGATGCAGCGCGCCATTCATTGCTAGCTGTCGAGCCTTCTCTTCTTGTCCGTGCGTATTGAGCAGCTGCGCATAAAGGTTGTTCCGATTCTGCAAGACGGTCTTACGAGTCTGAAACTCAGCTTTCTGTGCGTCGATGTCCTTATTGACTGCGTCCATGATAATCTTCAGCGCAGTGTTTGGCAGCTTGCCGCCTGACAGGCCCTGAGCAAAAGCACCAACTGCAACGGACACTGCTGCTAGAATGCGCCCGCCTAGCGTTGGGAATGCCCTGTTGGGGTCAATGCGAAAATTCGAGATGCTGTTTTCAACATCCTTAATCTCAGCCATTGCCTCCTGGCGTGCTTCGGCGTTTGCCTTTTGCAGCATCTGCATGCCAGCTTGCTGCTTGCGGTAAACGTCGGCAGCCTCACTGTACATATCACCGAGTCGCTCCTGCCCTTCTTGTATCCTCCCATATTGGTCGGTAAGCAGGCCTCGCATTTTTTGGCGACCTTCGGCTTGTTCTCGCCCTAGTTGCTGCAACCCAGGCGTATAGCCAAACTGCTGAATGCGTCGCCGCAGGTCTGATGTGGCTGCTGATTCAGGTGCGACCGGCTCGGCTTCACCACCAGCATCTTGTCCGGGCCGTAAGCCTCTGCCGTCTTGAGTCTCGCCGCCTTCGCCGGGTCGCGGTGTATCCATGTCGGGATACAGGTTTCGATCCATGCGATAACGGTACTCGACACCGGGCGGCATTGGGTTGCGGCGTTTCTCTTCTTCGCTGCGTGGATCGTAGGATTCTACGGGTAAAAGATCTCGAGAGACATCAAAGGCGAGCCCTCCAGTTCCACCACCCCCACCACTCGCTGGTCGCTCCTGAGCCATGCGGTCGCGAATTCTTGCGCTGGGTGACCCTGGCCGTCTTTTTGTTCGACGAATAGAGCGGTCACGGATAGCTTTCTGCTGGTCTGCAAAAGCATATGCTTCTTCTCGAGACAGGCCAGACTCGAAAGCAAAATCTAAAGCGTCGTTATAGAACGCATCGCGTTCTGACATAGAGTCAGCCATCACTCACCTCCTTCCAGTCGTTTCAGTCGTTCGTGCAGGCTCTTCTGCGCAAGCAGCAGCGCGTTGAATCCCTTGGCCGGGTTTAACGTTCGAACCCCCTGCGGTGTCTGCTCTACAAAGCTCTGACCCATCGGTGTGCGCTCAGCAGACTGCGCCATGACTCCATAGCTGCCTTGCTCACGATTGGCCGGTAGGTCGTAACGTGCGCCCTCGAGCTCATCGAGAAACTGATAGGCGCCCTGCATGCCCGCGCGTGGGTTGACGTTGGTCTTCATTCGCTCATCAGAGATTGCAGCGCCGACTCGGCTGCCTGCTACCGCGCCCATTGGGTTGAAGCCTGTTCCGATAAAGCCACCTACAGCGCCAATGCCGGAGAGAATCCCAGACCATAGAGATCTGTTGTTGGCGTCCTCTGCTTGCTGGCGCTGAAACTCCATTTGCTCTCGAGCCAATGCCATCTGTTGGCCTTGTTGCTCTTGCCCTAAAAGGAACTGGTCAAGCTGCTGTTGTGCCTGCTGTTGTTCTTGTTGGCGTAATCCCATAACAGCTTGCTGCCCAGCCGCCTCAATTCTTCCTGCTGACCGCTCCCCTGCTCGTTGAGCTCCGGCACGAAAGCGACCGCCGACACGTTGCGCTGCGCCAATTTGACCTCGAGAAGCCGTGCCTATTTGCTTTTGCAGTTGCTGCTCAGCAAACGACGGGCCGGCTGTACCTTCGGCTCGTGCTTGTAGGTCTTGGGCAAAGCCAAAAGCCCGGTCACCCTCCAGGCCCGCCTGCCGTCGTCCAAGCCACTCCTGTGCGTCCGGTGTGTTAGGATCACGCTGTCGTTCACGAGCCCACTCCTCAAGTTGCTCGTCAGTCATCCGACCAGGCTGCTCATATAGCTCTGCCATTAGTAGCCCTCCAGGTACGGGTTAGCAGGTCGCATCAGTTCGGTTGGCGTGTTGGCTGCTACCTGGCGCAACCTCTCCATCTCCAGCGCTTCATGCACGCCCCTAAGCTCTTGCCCAAGAGCAGCCTCATCAAACTGCATGGGCTGGGCATAAGCGTCTGGGTCAGACATGGCTTGCAACTCTTCCAAATCCTGCGGGTTCATATCTCCAGGCATAGGCATTGAGCTGTCTGGGCGTGCTCGCTTGGCTGCTCGTAAAGCCCGCTGCGCAGGACTGTTGTAGAACTCGTAAGCCTGCGCACCCAGCGCCAGGGCTGGTGCGACTGCGTGGGCCACGCGTGCCACCTTTGGGCCCAGTGCGTCAGCCGCTGCCCTAGCATCCTCTAGGCGTTCACGCTGTAAGGCTATCTGCCCCTCTGCTCGAGATGCGCTACTAATCGCCTGTGCCACTCTGCCCTGATGTGCAATGTCTCGAGCCAGTTCCTGCTCTCCAATGCCGCCAGCGGATCGCATGGCCATTGCTTCTTGAGCTCGTGCGTTGCCCATAAAGGCGCCTGGCGAACGACGAGCGACCTCGTCCATAATGCTCTGAGCCGTTGCACCGTATCCAGCAGGCCCCACTGGGCGGCTTGCGCTTATCGTTCTAGCCATCAGAGCGTCTCCGTTGCTGTTAGTTTGATGGAAGTCTTCGCGGGCCGACGACCTACCTCGAACGCTAGGCTATCGAGTTCAGCACATGCTCCAGATCCTGCTGCTGTAATTTCTACGGCTATCGCTTGGCTCTTCTGCTTGTCGATGTGACCACGAAACTGCATTGGATTGTCGAAGCTGCTGGTGACGGATTTGGTAAACGTCGTGTCTGCGCTGCCGCTGTAGTCCGTGAAGGTCTTAACCGTTAGCGTAAAGTCACTGAGGTAGTCGCCCAGCAGCATCCACCTGTACATGCGCTGGGACTTTTGGAGCCCGGCGCGTGGGATAAAGCCGGTTTTGATTACCATGTTATAGCTTACGTTGCTGCCCGTTGATGTGTCCTGATAACTCGTGCTGACAGGGTTTTGCTTGTGTAGGTAACCATCAGACGTTAGGCGGTAATAGCTGCCACTGAGCACGCACGCATCAACCTGGCTGTTAGTAGAACTGTAGCCAACGGTGTCTCTTGTCCACTGCTGAAACGCATAGTTGTAGCGCAGTACCGTGTCGCTGTTGCCACTTGCATTGTTCTTTAAGGCGATAAGTATCTCGTTGGTGTCGTCGAGAACGTCAATACTCACGACCCCGTTAAGGCTCGCCATGATATCCTCAACAGCAGCGCCAATGTATTCGATGGCCAGGTTTGTCTTTACCAGATAGATGCCTCGGGTCGTCACCACCAAGGCACCCTCTCGCGTGACCTTGTGCGGTGAACTGGCCAAGACGCCAATCCCTGGCGCAAACTTCCGAGGCTTCATAAAGCCACCGACACCGACAGCATCAGGACCGTCGCCTGCAAGTATGTACCCGTTTTGATCTGTGAAGATCAGAAGATGCTCAAGGTTCGACTCAATGCAGGTAACCGGGTTTGACTCGCCATCAATGATGATGTTGTACGGCAGTGAGTCAGTCACAAATGCTGGAGAATCTCCCTCAAATAACGGCTTGGAGCAGTTGATGAGATTCTCTGTCGTAGTAGTGAAGATGCGGCTCTTATGTTTCGCAATATCAGTGCAGCTGCCGATAAAGCCGTTTGAAAGCTCAGTCGTCGTGTAGATTGGCTCATTATCTTCAAGCAAAGATTCGGTTTGATAGAAGGCGTTATGGTCACTGAAGCGAATAGTGGAGCTAGTGCGAGACACTTCCTTTTCGATGCAGCGGTAAAAAATTGTTCCGTTCTTTACTGTTCGGTAAAGCACACACTTCACATCGAGAGTCGTATCAGTTGAGAATCGATCACTTCGCCGTCTCGACATCGGCAGAGACAGCACCTCAACCTCGATTGCTTTGTTGTTCGTGTACGTCAGTGATTCAATCTGAGAAGGCATAGATCGCGACACGTTGCCTTGTGCATCCGTTGCTTCCCAAACGGCCATGTACTTAACGAAGTCGCTGCCTGATTGAGCATGGTTTCCAGAGGCGGCAGTGGATGACACTTTCACAATCTTCGGCGCGGTGATGAAGTTGTTCTCAACTATCTGCTCGCCGTCGTAGGAGAATAAGCACCCACCCGTAAAAAGCGTAACCTTGCCAGATTCGACATATTGGACAGGCCGGTCGAGATTAAAGTCGATGGTGCAGCGGGCCGGGCCGAACGACGCGTCATTTTGGAAGGTGTTGTCTGAGTTTCGTTGAAATTCAACAAAACCATTAAATCGACTACACCCGAATTGAAACTTGCCTGATGTAATTCCTTGCACGCGCTGAATACCGTAGACCAGTCTGCGGTAAACCTTGAAGACGCGCTGGGTGTGCTCAGCACCAAAAGCTATTGGGGCGTTTCCCATGGTGCCCGCTGCGTGCATTTGCTCGTAGCTGGTATCAACAAGAAACATATTGCTAGTTGCGCCACGACCCTGCTCAAAGCGGCTGCAAGCGTAATGGACCAGCACCGTATAGACCAGGCTCCCCTGACGAAACGGGTGACAAAGCACGCTGCAATTCTTCGCAAGCTCTTCTTGGCTAGATGAGGCGCCACGAGTGTGCTTCGTTATCCAGACCTCGTGATCGCTGTACCGGTCTGCTTCACTAGTGCTTGATGAGCCAGTTACGACCGTAGCCTCGGTTGCGATCTCTGTGACGAAGTGAACTCTGCCACCGTCAGCAATCGACGCAGCGCCAGAGGTAACCATATGGCTGCCGGATTTTCCTGAGCCGCCACCACCTAAGAAAATGGTTTCAGGCGTTGCGGCTGACAGCTTTGCAGAAAAAAAACTAGCCTGTGGCATCGCCGCACTTCCCGCATCATCTGCGGTGTACATGATGGCGATGACCTTATCCGTATCTGCACTGGCAATGTCATTTAGGCAACTGAGTTGCAAGCCAGACACGACAGGGTTCTCGTCGGTAGTGCCACCAACAACAGCAAAGCTTAGCGCAGCGTCAGCGCCACCAGGCCGCAGGACATCCCAGCTAATTGCTGCGCCCGTTGCTCCTGATGCCGTCAGCGTGCCAGAGCTTCGGGTAAAGTAAACCAGCTTAATGACGTCGGTGCCGCCATAATAAGCCAGAAGAATATTACCCTCGCTTGAGCTCAGCGTATTGGCCGTAAAGTAGTTCTTCGCCAAATCGACCGAATAGAGAGGATAGGTGGAATCAAGCGCGATTCCCGTGGTTGCGAGCGCGCCTGGATTGAGGGCTGAGTTTAGCCCGTTTGCAGTGTTGCAGGACGTATACTTCAGAGTCCCACCGTCATTAATGAAGATGAAGATATAGTCGCCGACTCTTACCAGTTGTGGCGCGGGATGCTCATACAGTGCGTTTGTGTCGGAGCCTGATGCAGTTGTTACCGCGCTGCTCTTCAACTGCTCCTTATAGACCAGTTCTTTGGTCTCATCGTCGAGAATCTCAAGAAAGGTTAGGTATTGGGTACCGCCAGGCTTCACTTCGTACGATACGTATACGTGGAACTCTAACCCGTTAAGCGTGTAGCTGTGAGAGTTACCTGCTTTAACCCTGTCGTTAGCGCTCACAAATTCGTGAGTCATGCTGCACGGCACGAATGGATCGATTGCAATTAGGTTGCCCGGCGTGTCGTCGCTGCCTGATCCAGTTCTTTTGTAGGCCAACTCGTCAGAGAGTACGAGCATGCCGTCCTTGTGGGGTATAACCGACTTGCCGCTGCTGATTGTGCTTGATGAGAGGTCATTGGCAGATACACC